CTACTCTATCATCAAAATCTTGAACTTTGATTTCTCTAGATGCACCAGGTACATCATAAGGATAAACAGGGGGTAAGTATGATTTAAATACATTTGCTAATAATTTAAATTCTTGTTTTAAACCTACATATAATCTTTTATGTATTGCTGACATCACCCGCGATCCACGTTCCAATAATGCAACAGTCGTTCCAACTGCAGCGGCTTGGTTCATATCACCCACTTGTGAGTCTGCGATGCTCGCGAATCGTTGGCCCGCTGAAACCACAACACCCATCAATTGTAATAATGTTTGGTCTGGTCCTTTAAAAGGTAAAGTCATAAACTGATCTTTAATATTGCCGCCCGGAGCGTCGACATCTCTAAACTCACCAGGTTGTAATGGCTGTGCATCATCTCTAACTCTAATACCACGAGATTTAAATCCTGCTGGTAAGTTTGCTAAAGTTCCAGCATCTAACAATTGTCTTAACGCTGCTGTTGCAGTTCTAGTTAAACCACCAATCATATGAATTAAACCAAAACCATAAAAACCAGTTCCTGGTAAAAATTTAAATTGTACAAAGTAATTTATTTTTTTCTTTAGTGGATCATCTTCTTTATAGTTTCTTCTAATAGATAAAACTTTATGGCCTGCTTCAGATAAAGTTATAACGTAAGGTAATTTAATTCCTGTTGGTTCTTCACCAGCATCTAAATCTTCATAACCTTCTAAATCTAAATTAGTATGAATTTCATAAAGTGTGTATTGATCTTCTTGACCATCTTTTTGAATTCCCTCAAGCTCTAATTTTTTATCTTGTAATTGATTTTGTGTAACAGGAGGTGTTCCTAGTTCTACATCTCGATAAAATCCAGCGACCTGTTGTTTTCTTAATTCATTCTCTGACATTTTTATAACGTGTATTACTGCTTCCGCATCATCTAATGAGTTTGCAGAATAGGGTACGATCAAATCTTCTGCAGGTACAAATTTAGAAACCGCTCTACCTAAAAGATCGTCATAGTAGACTTTCTTAAAGGTAGATCCGGATAGAGGGAGGTAAAAAAGCATTTGGTCAAACTCTGGTTCATATTCTTTCATCTGATCCATAATTTGATAATTCATAAAATCTTTAACACGCTTGCCTTGTTCTTCTTTGGCAACGTTTGCATCACCCATAACTTGAGTTCTAACCGGTCCATCTGATGGTAATAATTCTTTGTAAGCTTGTGCTTGAAACTGTGTAACCGCTTCAGCAAGAACAGGATGGTTGACACCACTAGCTCCTCTGAAAGGTTCTGTACGTCTTTCATATTTAAATCCTAAAAGATCTAAACCGTTTCTGTATGTTTCTTCCCAGTCACTACGAGATTCTTTGTACTCGTTGTATTGTTCAAATAGTTTTGATCCTAATGGATCTAAAATTTCTTCACCTAAAAATTCTGCAAGGTTATCAAAATGGTTTTCACCACCTTCAGCACTAGCTGCTTTTGGATCAAAAGAAACTTCTGCTCCACCTTCTTCCGTCATTTCAATTTCGACAGGTCCGCCTTTAGTTTCAACTTCTTCTACGTTTTCTTTAATCGCTTCTTGAATTTCTACTTCACCTGGAACTTCGACAGTTGTTTTTGTATTCGGTAATGGTTTATCTATTTCAGCCATTTTGCTAATCTATCCTCTTTTGTTAAATGTTTCAATCACTTCTTCTAGAAGTGCTGTGTTCTGTTGTTTTGGTTCTTCTATTGGCATTGGGTTCGCTGCAGCCCATTCTAATATCTCTGCTTGTGTAACTGGTTCATCATTTGCAGTATTTACAAAAGCTCCTATATCAGCATTGTATTTTATATCCATTATCTTTTCCTCGTGAACATCGTAGCGAGGCCTTTAGGAGTTCCACTTTTACCACCATAACCCATAATACCACCATCTTTAGATGAACCTGAATAACCAGTCGGATCTGCAGAATAGTCTGAAAAAGAGTCAGCTCCATCATATCTGCCGCCAGTAAAATCAGCACCTTTATTTCCACTACCATAAGCAGCATCTAATGTTGCACGTTCTGCGTCTAATCTTGCAGCTTCTTTTTGTGCTTCTTCAATTGCTTTTTGTTCTTTGTAATTTTCAAAAGCTTTTCTAGCTAAATTGAAAGGTGTTGGAATGTTTTTTAAAGCACTAAAAATTCCTAATCCAATTTTATTTAACTGACCTGTAAGTGTTCTACCAACATTATAAGCATCGGCTTCGTAATCCATTACATCTTTATTTGCACCTAATCCAAAGTTTGCAGATGAATAACCTAATCCACCAAATGGATCTTTAGGTGGGTCATTAGGAGGTCCATCTCCACCACCTTGATTAATTATATTTTGAACTGTGTTAGTAACTGGTTCTTCAACAACAGGTGTTGAACCTGGTGTGTATAAACCTTGACCTTGTAATGCATTCGCGATTTCTTGATCACTAAAGCCATAAGCTTTCATAGAATTATAAGTTTGTAATGCTTGTCCTGTTAGCGGATCGCCGCCCATAAACAATCCGACTCGACCGCCGTCTTTAATACCATATCTTCTATTAAATAATTCTTGATCACCTTGAAGACCATATGGAGAAACATAACTAGAATCTCTTAATTGAGATTGAAGTTCAGGATATGCCTGTGATAAATTGTATTGATCTAAATCACTTAATTGATCAAAGGGATCAAAAAGAGTTGCTTGTTCCGGAGTTAGTTTTGTAAGTTGGCTTAATAAAGTTTGATCCATATATGCTGGTGTAGGTGGTGATGGTGTTGTTCCTGCAGTATTTAATTGAGCTATTCCTGCACCAAGTAGTGAAGGATCTGGATTTATTGTAGATGGATTATTTTTAGTATACTCATTAACAAGTCTTCTGTTTTCTGCTTTTATTGCATCAAGTTCATCCATTCGTTTTTTGAAAGGGTCAGGTGCTGCATAAGATGTAGTGTTTAACATTTTATTAGCCATTTGATCTAATACTCTATTTCTGTTGGCAGCTGAAAGACCTGTTATTTGATTAAGAGTTCCAGAAGTTGTTCCTCTATTAAATAACTGACTACCTGGAGCAGTTGTATTAAATCCAAATTGATTATAAAGATTTTGTATACCTTGTTGATTTCCAGATCTTAAAGTTTGACTTAATAAATTACTTGCTTCTTGTCTTGCATAATCTTTAGCTTGTCTTTGCTGTTGATATGTTGTTCCAGCACTTACACTTTTTAAAGCGTTTGCAAAATCTTGAGTTGTTGCTCTACCACCAGTATTAAAATCTTTTCTTGGTTTCTTTTCTTCGAATAAAACTTCAATGCCTATCGCACCGCCGTCCGCTTTTTTCAAAAATCTTTTGTATCCTTGATATTTTTTTTCAGGATTATACTCTCTGTCTGGGTTTACTTTTCCAGCGTCTTCAAGAGCTCTAATAATTCTTCCTCGTTTACTTGAATACTTTCCTTCAGCATCTTTGTCTGAATAATTTCCTTTGTCTTTACCTAACTCTCCAAGAACTATTTCTTTTTTAGAACGAGTATCTTCTTCTACTTCAACCTCTTCATCATCACCGCTATCTTCTTTGTTTGCAAAGATTTGACCAATGCCAATGTTTGGAACAATAGTTGATAATATCTTTATTGACTCGTCAGGATATTTTTCTATGTATTTATTTACTTCATCACCAATTTTTGCCATACCTAAAACGGCAACTGAAAGACCTATGGCTTCTGCAAATGGGATAACTAGTGGTGCTGCTAATATTGGCATAATTAATAATACGTTCTTTCAACTCGAGGAAGTGAGTCCTCTTTTAAATCTTCTGGATGCGCCACGAACCCTCCTTGTCTAAAACGCATTACCGCTTGTGTTGTACTGTCCACCAAATCGTCATTATCTCCATACGGAAATGATGCACATTCTTCTATAACTTCCTCTGCGAACTTTTCGTCCGGCGCCCAAATAATACCACTCTCAAATAGAGGGGATACTGCGTTAACCCTCGCGTGTTTATCGTTACCTTTTGAGGGTGTGAAGTTTATAACAGGAATCCCCATTTTTCTCAACTCATAAGTTAAGGGTAATCCAGAGGCTTTAGCCTCCACGATCACCGTTTCTGGATTCCAATATTTGTATTGCTCGTAAGCTTCTTTCTT